ATAACATCGGTTTAAAGCCAGCCAAGGTCAACGCACCTAAGGCTTAATTGTAGGAGTAACTTAAGATGGCACGCAAACTCTACGAATACATGGCTCCAGATTATGCTGGTATCAAGCTAATGGAGTCCGAAGATGGTAAAGAACTGTTTATGTCAGGTCTTTTCATCCAGGGCGATGTTCAGAACCAGAACGGGCGAGTGTATCCAAAGAGCGAAATTCAACGTGCCGTTGAAAGTGTCAGAGGCAGATTAAGTAAGGGCGAAACTGTGTTGGGCGAATTAGACCATCCAGAAGAGCTCCAAATCAATTTGGACCGCGTAAGTCATATCATTACAGATATGCACTGCGACGGTTCAAACGGTATGGGTAAATTAAAGATCATAGAAACACCAATGGGAAATATTGCGAGAGCTTTATTAAAGGCAGGAGCAAAACTGGGCGTTAGTAGTCGTGGCAGCGGTAATGTTAACGAAAGTGGTCGTGTAAGCGACTTTGACATTGTTACTGTAGACATTGTGGCCCAGCCCAGTGCGCCAGATGCATATCCAAAGACAATCTATGAAAGTTTATTCAACATGAGAGGCGGCGAAGCTATTCACAGAGTAGCTTCCGCTGTCACACACGATAAAAGTGCAGAAAAGCATTTGATGAAAGCTATCACTGGCTTGATTCAAGAACTAAAACTAAGGTAAGTAGGAGACCTACTATGGCAGTGACATTTAACGAACTACTTGAAGGCGCAGGGCTATCGGAAGAAGCTCGCAGCACCATTCAGGAAGCCTGGGAGTCACGCCTTGCTGAAGCTAAAGAAGAACTAACAGCAGAACTTCGTGAAGAGTTTGCACAGCGTTACGAGCATGACAAGAGTCAGATCGTTGAAGCTGTTGATAACTTTATCACATCAAAGGTTGAAGCTGAAGTTGCAGAACTAGCTGAAGACAAGAAGGCACTCGCAGAAGAAAGAGTTAAGTATCGCAAGGCCGTACGTGAACACGCAAAACTACTTGACAGCTTTGTAACCAAAATGGTTGCTAAAGAAGTCAAGGAATTACGTGCAGACCGTAGTCGTGTAGCTGAACACGTTGCAAAGCTAGACAGCTTTGTTACAGAACAGCTAGCAGAAGAACTCAAAGAGTTCCACGAAGACAAGAAAGCACTTGTTGAGCAGAAGGTCAAAATGGTACGTGAAGGCAAGCGTCAGCTTGTTGAAGCGAAAAAAGACTTCATTCGTAAGGCTGCTGACACAGTCGAGAAAACAATTAATAAGGTTATCAGCGAAGAAGTTAAAACATTCCGTAATGACATCACAGCGGCTCGCGAGAACGATTTTGGACGTAGAATTTTTGAAGCCTTTGCAAGTGAATTTGGTGCAAGCCACTTAAACGAAGCTAAGGAAATCAAAAAGGTTCAGAAGCAGTTAGCCGAAGTGGAAAAGAAACTTGCTGAATCAGTAGCAACAATTGCAGCCCGTGAGGATGCAGTTAAGCTAACAGAAAGCAAACTACGTATTGCTGAGGACAAGTATGCTCGTAAAGAGAAACTAGAATCACTAATGCGCCCACTAGGTAAAGAGAAGAAAGAAATTATGCAAGACTTACTTGAGTCTGTTAAGACTGAGAAGCTAGAAGAAGCCTTTAACAAGTATCTTCCAAGCGTACTCGATGGCGAAACACCAAGAGTAAGAAAAGCATTAAATGAATCAGTTGTTACAAAAGAACACACTGGTGATAAGAAGGCAACTGTTGTTACAGCAGAAGCCGATGACAACGCGGATGTCGTTGAATTAGAACAAATCCGCAAACTAGCCGGACTTTCAAGATAATAGGAGTTAAGAGATGGCAAATTTATTTGAAAGCAACTGGTCAGCTACTAAGGAAGCACTATTAGAAGGCTTAAGCGGTAACCGCAAGCAGTCTTTAAACGTGGTCCTCGAAAATACTAAAAAATATTTGTCAGAGGCCGCAACAGCAGGTGCAACCGGAGCTGGTTCAGTAGCAACATTAAACAAGGTTATGTTACCATTAATTCGTCGCGTAATGCCAAGCGTTATTGCAAACGAATTAGTTGGTGTACAGCCAATGACAGGCCCAGTAGGCCAAATCCACACTCTCCGCGTTCGTTACGCTGAGACAGGTGGCGGTGCAACAGCTGGTGATGAGGCTCTAAGCCCATTCCTACTAGCTTCAACTTATGCAGGTTCACCAGATGCTACAGCAGCAGCTGAAGGTACACCAGGTCGTAAGATGAGCATCCAGATCCTCAAGGAAACAGTAGAAGCTAAGACAAGACGTCTAAGCGC